ACCCCAGTCGCCCTGCACCGGCTCGTCGATCACCAGATGCGGACGGCTGCCGCGCGCGGGCGGCGCGTCGAACACCGGCACCTTGCCCGCAATGCCCTCCGCCGCCTCCAACGCCGCCACGATCGCCACGACCACCCGCTCGCCCGGCGTCATCGCATCGCTCCCGACATCCGCATCCGCCGATAGGGTCGCCACAGGGCGCTTACCGCCGCGGGCGGCGCATCCTCTGCATGGCGCCCTTCGATCATGTGCGCCGCCAACAACACGATGCCTTGCGCGACCGGCCCCGGCACATCGTCCCAATCGGCACAGTCCCCGGCGGTCAGCGTCACCCGCACGCGTCCCGCGATGCCCGCCAGCGTAACCCGCACCCAGCCATCGCCGGTCGCATCCAGATCGATGGCATAACCACCCACCGGCATCGCGAACGCCGCGCCTTCGGCAGGCAGGCCTTCCACCGCCGAGATCGACCGCACCGGCGTCGCCTCCAGCCGCTGCCAGCGTGCATCGCTCGGCACCGTCTCGCAAAATTCGCGCACGATCAGCACCCGCCCGGCAAAGGCCTCGAACAATGCAATCGCGCTCGTCGCCATCCGCTCGACCAGCCCATCCGCCTCGCTTGCCGCGCCGCGCAGATACGCGCGCACGGCGTCCGCGGCGGCCGCCACGACCGCCTGCGGAATCGGATCCCGCTCCATCGACATCTCCCTAGAACCCGATTGCCTCGCCTCGATGAATTGGGGCCGCGCGCCCCGCCCGCGCGCGGCCCCTCACCGCTTGTCAGCTCGCGGCGAACTTCATCAGCTTGATCGCTTCCGAATTGCTCACGCACCCACCGACGCGCTTGGTCGCGTAGAAATGCACGAACGGCTTGTTGGAGTATGGATCACGCAGCACCTGCGTCTCGGTCCGCTCGGCAATCAGATACCCCGCCTTGAAGTTACCGAATGCGATCGACAGCGAACCCGCTGCGATGTCGGGCATATCCTCCGCCTCGACGACGGCATGACCCAGCAGCGTTGCAGGCTGCCCCTCGGTCAGCCCCGGTTGCCACAGGAACGCGCCGTCGCTCGTCTTGAACTTGCGCAACCGCGCCAGCGTCGCCGAATTCATCACCCAGACCGCACCCTGGCGATAGGGCGATCGCAGCGCCTGCATCAGGTCGATCAGCTTCTCCTCCGGATTGGCCGCAAAGCCCCCCGCCGCTCCCGATACGATATGCTGGAGCGTCCCGAACGCCCGCGTGCCGTCCCCCGTCGCCGCAGTCGGCGAGACCAAAAACCCGCGCGGCCGATTCACACCGCTACCGACGACGAACGCCGCCCCCTCGGCCCGCGCAAACTCGCGCGCCACTTCCTCGGCCAGCCAGCCCTCCACGTCGAACCCCGCATCGTCCAGCATCGCCTGGCTTGCCGCCGGATTGGCGAACAAATCGCCCATCGGCGGCGCGATCTCGTTGAACACCGGCGTTGCCGTCGCTCCACGCGCCTCGGTCTCCGCCGCCCAGCCCGACGGCGTGCCGCCCGACGCAACCAACTTGCGATACCCCGCGCTACCGACTTGCACGACATTGGCGATGGCGCGGATCGGCGACACCGCGCTCAGCGTCGCATCGATCATCGCATCGATCTCGCGCGGCACCGCATAGCCTCCCTCGGCTCCGCTCGCCCCCGACATCGCCTTCAGCTCGAGCACCCCGCCGCCCGATCGCAGGAACCCGTCAAACGCCCCGCCGCCGACGCGCGCATCGCCGCCCGCCAGCATCGGCCGCGCTACCACGCCGCGCGTCTCCACCCCTGCAAAGCTCTCGCCCAGCACGTCCATCACACCGTCGCTCATTCGCCATCTCCACACATGAAAAAGGCGCAGCCACCGGCCACGCCACCCGTCATTCGCGTTGTCGCAAAACCTAAACCGCGCTCACCCTGAGCTTGTCGAAGGGTGCCGTTCCACCGCATGAACCCGCGCGAGCCGCTGCATCGGCTGCGCCACCAAACTAACCTCAACCAGATCGACCTGAGTCAATTCCCGAACCGCCCCGCGCCGAACCCCTCGCGCTCGGTACCCGAAGCTCAACCCCGTCACCGCTCCCTTCGCGACCAGCGCCGCCAGCCCCGGTTCCGCGACCGACCCGATCACGCGCAGCCCACGCGCATCTTCCCCCAAGACGCGAACCGAACCCACCGTCCGCCCGCCATGTTGCCACAGCAACGGCACCGTCTCCGCCGCCCCCGCAAAGGCCCCCCGACGAACGATGTCTCCGCCGCGATCCACAGCATCGAAAACGGCGGCATAGCCCGCAAAGCGAACGCCCGGATTGTCCATAGCCACCCCAATCCCCTCGCTCGAAGTACCGCTTTGAGCGAAACTCACTTCACCCATCCGTCGAACCCTAACCGGACAGCCAGCCCCACCAGCACCAACGCCAGCATCAGCCGCGCCACCCACCCGATCACCGCGCGCAACGCCGACCTTTTGGCATCCCGCCAAGCCCCCAACAGCTCACGCAACTCCGCCATATCCTTCGCCGCCGCCGGATCGTCCAACCCCAGCCGCTTCAGCGCCCGCGCTGCGCCCAGTTCCCCCGCTTCTTCCGCAATCGCGCGCAGCGTCGCCAGGTCCGCCCCGCGCCCCTCCGCCTGCCCGATCAACTGGGCCAACACCGCCCCATCGCTCATCAAAACCTCCCATAATTCCTCCCCGCACGCGGGGGGAGGGGGACCGCCGAATGCGGTGGAGGGGGCGAGCCACAAGCTGCCCTCACCTCACAAAAAAGCCGCCAAAAGACGGCAAGAAAAATGACTCATACAAAGGCGCAAAGGCTCAAAGAGACGAAGGGAATTGCTTACGTGTAGGCGCGAATACGCGGAGGACAGCCACTGCAGCGGCTACCTCACCTCAAGCCATCACCACTTCACCCGCAAGCCGATACGCGGCCACCAACAAACCCCTCCGCGTCTCCGCGTGGACCATTTCCTTCTTCATGACCCACGCCTGCCGGCTCATTCCAGCCCCACCAGTCGTCGTTTCTCATCCGCGTGCAGGAAATCCGCCCCCTTCACCTGCGCCCAGAGCGCCTCGCGATCCTCCGCCAGCGCCGGCACCCGGTTCAGGTCGATCGCAACCGAAGCCCCCGGAAACCACGCCCCCAACGCTTGGCCCAGTGCGCCATAGATCTTGTCCGCCAATGGCAGGATCGCCAGCCGCCACAGCGCCTTGTTCGCCTCGCGGTAATTGGCATAGCTGTTGTCGCCGGGCAGCCCCATCAGCATCGGCGGCACCCCGAACGCCAGTGCGACCTCGCGCGCCGCCGTCGCCTTCAGCGCGACGAAATCCATATCGGCGGGCGATAGGCTCATCGCCTGCCACTTCAACCCGCCGTCGAGCAGCATCGGCCGCCCCGCATTCGCCGCCCCCTGGAACGCCGCGCGCATTTCCTCCTGCAACCGCTCGAACTGCGAAGCCGACAGCGCCGCCCCGTCGCGCGTCTCGTACACCAGTGCCCCCGAAGGCCGCGCGGCGTTATCCAGTAGCGCCTTGTTCCACTTGGTCGCCGCATTGTGGATCGCGACCGCCCCCGCCGCCGCGCCCAGGCACCCCAGCCCATAATGATCGTCGAGCGGATGAAAGCCCTTGATATGCACGATCGCCGGACGCCCGGCCTCGTCTTCCGCAGCAATCCGCGTCACCCGCTCGCCCACCCGGTATCGATAGGCGACCGGCCAGCCGCTCGCGTCCCCCTCGATCGCCACTCGCTCGGGCCTCAGCGCATACAGCTCCGCCGCCCCGCCATCGCATCCGCACAGGATCTGGACATAGGCATTGCCGTGCAACAACAGTTGCGCCGCCACCGTCTCGACCAATTGCTGCCCCGCAGACCGCGTCCGCACCAACGCCTCGACCGCAGGATCGGACGCCACCAACGGCGCCGCCCCGACCCCCTCGACCACCAGCCGCACCGCGCGCTGCGCCACCGGATTGCCCGCATAGCCCTCGCGCACCTGCGCCTCGTAGCTGCGCGGCCACTCCCCCACCAGCGGCACGCCGCTAGCGGAACGCGCCAACGCCGGACGCGACAAATCGCGCCCGGCAGCTTTCCTGCCGAACCATTTCAT